CTCCCTCCCGACATCTACTGTCGGATGAGCACCATACTGCCAAATCCCGTTATTCCACTTGGGAACATTCGGTATAAGGCCATCGGTAATACCACGAGCAACGACGATGTTTTTAATCTTATTAAGGAACTTGTCTTCGAGAACATTCTGATAATGCTCAAACGCTCTCTGGGCTTGGGCACTTTCCAATCGGGCAGTAGCTCCACCCAACGCCGACATATCGTAAAAGAATCCATAAGGAACTCCGAGTGACATACAAACCTCACGAATAAGCGTCTGGATAAACCCAGTAAATGTCACCGATGGGCGATTGGTTCCAAAAGGAATGATGTCCTCATTCGGCTCTAGGTAATTGATTGTGCCAGCCTCGATACGATCAAGTTTCTTTCCATCAGTACCCGTGGCCGTATCCCATCCCGCCTCGCCACCAGTCCTTTTGATGATACCCGCTTGTGCAGTCTGCCATTTCGCAGCTACTTTTTCATTCTGTAATAGGTCATAAAGATCACGGGCTGTACCGCTTGCAATCGCAGCATCCAAGGCACTCACTCCACGATACCCGTCTGCTCGGAGAGGGTCTAAAATATGAATAAAGTTTCTGGCATCGTAATCGGTGTAAGTGAGATAAGAGCCTTCCCGTGTGCGGTCAAAAATCCGATAGCTTACTGGTCTTCCGATATTGTCGAGAGTTATACCTCCGATATACCTTTCCCCAGCAAGACTCTCATAAGGGGAACCGATTCTATCCGATTCAATCGAGGCAAGTTTGATTCCGTTGGCATCGTTTACGACGATGAAACCAAAATCTCCGTCCCTCAACATCCCGACAAGAGCGAGTTGGCATAGCTTACGGAATGTGTTTCTCCCCGTGATGTCGCAATTCTGTGTGAAGGCTCCCCATACTGCCTCAATCTGCTGGTCGATTTTATCATCGCCAGTTCTGGCTTGGTAACGAACCTTGGCACACACATATAAGCCAATCCTAAAAAGAATGGATTTAATGAGGCTTGAATTGTCCACCAAGTCCCTCGCCTCCCACATAATCTGGATGCGATCACGGAGCTTGAGAGTCGAAGTCGAAGTCGTGTTTTGGTAGGCCGAGGCCGTGTTCCGATAGCGAGTATTAGAACGAACCCCCTCGTCATAGGACAATAAAATCGACTTTGCCTTTGCCCGCTCCAAGGCGAGCTTCGGGCTTATGATCGAAATTGCCTTTTCTAAAGGATTCATTTTACCTAGAGCCGTATCCAGTATCTCGGTAGCCGTAGCCGTTATGGGGTGAAGTTCTGAAATCCGCATAGGTCTTATTCACGAAACTCCCGCTTCTCTCAGACTGAACACGAAGAGCTTTTTCGAGCCTATCAGCAAGGGCATCAAGGTTTCTGGAGGCATTTTTGCCCCCGCTAGAAACCGAATCATAAGGGTTATCCAGTTGTGCCTTTAATTTAACTATCTCATCAGCAAGCTGGTTCCCCGTGTATCGGCGATAAATTGTCAACCAAGAAGCCATTATTTACGGCGACGCTGTCAAAGGGGATAGATTTAGCCGTATGTCAACAAGATATAGCTTGACTATATTATGCCTATACCTCATCTTGGGTCGATGCAACGGGATATGGCCGAATCTCACCTCGCCCACTACCACCACCACCCAGTCGAGGATATTGAGCCAGTAGAGCTAAAAGACACTCCATCGCCGATGAAGGCGATTGATCTTATGTTGGGGAATATTTTAGAAAGTAAAAACCCACGGCTGACGGCGGAATGTTATGCAATGCTGTGCGGATTCTATGAACGAGAAGGCATTTCGGAAACGATGATTGCCCGTAGATACGGCATCAGCAAACAAGCTGTCTCACGACATCTTCTCCGATTGAGAGGGGCACACAAATTGCCACCACGCCCCTTTATGAAATCCGATGTGGCAAGAAAGAAATATAGTGAACTCAACCATCGAAATTATACCCTTAAAAAATAAGAAGCTCGGACTCAATCTCGACGAAAATACGACGGCAAAAGAATGGGCTGAAATCGGAAAGCAACTCCTTGTCGGAAACAAAATGCTTAACTGGTGTATTGGAGATTGGCTCGTGTTCGGTGAGCGTAAAAACTTCGCCACCCTTTCGAGTGAACTTGGATTCGACGAGGGCTACCTACGAAATCTCAAATGGATAGCAAAAGAGTTTCCTTTGTCATCTCGGCGTGACGACATTTCCCATAAGCACTACCAGATTCTCGCTCCTCTGGATAAGACCGATAGGACAGAGTGGCTCGATAAGATTAAGAGTGAGAAGCTGTCCACACGGGAGCTTACAATGCGAGTGAGAGAGGCTTATTCCGATGTCGAGAGGGATACTTCGTCCCCAGTACGGACTCTGACCAGTAAGGTAAGAAACCTTATTAGCCAGATACAGGAAGCCTCCGAGAATTGGGATGAGAGCCAAAAGAGGGCTTGGAAGGCTGAAATTGAGCCGTTGGTGTCTCTTTACGAATCTCTGTAATCGTCCCCACATCTCCGACCATTCCAGAGGCTACCGCCCCTACTAACTGCATCTGTTCGCAGTCCCAGTAATGGTTTGCCTTTCGCATACGCACCCACTCATAAGAAACCCTTCCCTTGGGGTCGGTGAACTCTTGCCGTTTTTCGGCGGTCATCTGGTCGAGGTAATCCTCGCTCGCATCCTTTGGGATAGCCCAGTCGCTCGTGAGTCCACGGATAAAGAGTGAAAGCATATCCTTGGTGCTTGGGCTTGAGAAAATAAACAACTGGATGGGGCGGGCTATGCCCTGCGTTTTTGTCCCCATATACGGGTCAACGGCAGATTTAGTCCAGATAGAGCGAAGACCTTTGGGGTTGGTGTAATACTTTCCTTGGTCTCCCTTCAACGCTTTCCACTTGTAACCAGACTCCACAATCGCCTTATAGATTGATGCGGTGCTGTAACCGCTGTCGATGGCCACATCTTCGTCTTTCACATTATATTCAGCGATCTTTTGCTTTACCTCGTCGAAGTTAAACGCTTTCCCGTGGGCGATAAGGCGACTCACGCCACCCACGCCCCACGCACGGATAACATAAAACATATGATCTTGCTGAACATCTATCGACATAATCCGCCGTTTCTCCAACTCCCACTTCCCCTTTGGATCGTAGTCTTGCATCCGAGCTATAAGGTGATCTTTCTTCTCGGTATCACCGAACCTATCTTCCCAAGCCTCGCCAAGCGTCTCGTTAATGAAGGTCTTGTGAGGTAGGTGATCTCCCCATTTAAGAGTTTTGTAGCTGATAATAAACTCCTCAACGACACTCCTCCAAGTTACCCAAGTCGGCAACATTGCGTTCCAATGAAATGAAACACGATTCCGAGGGGCTAGAGGATTCTCCCTCCTCCACACACCCTCGGAGCAGATATGTTTTCTTACCCTCGGAACATCTAGGTGGGCGTGGCCACACTTCGGGCACTCCCATCGAATCGTTTTAGCCATCGCCTCGAAATCCCACTTCTCGCTGGGCTTTGTCTGTTCGTTTGTATCCCACTTCATACTGGCAAAAAGCAACTGATTGTATTCCCCGCATCCCATACAAGGCCAAAACCATTTCCGCTGGTCTCCGCTCATAAACGCCGTATGCACGGCATCCTTCTCGGTACACGGGGTCGAGATGATGACTCGTCGGGCGTTCCAATAGGCACGGGTACGCTTTAAGACCATATCCAGAGCACCAGGAGGATAATTTCTGGCCTCGTCTAATAGGAGCCATCGAATTGGTTTGGATTGAAGTTTGGAGGGAGAATTGGAACCAGTCACAACAAACGGCATCGAGGGGAAATTGATTTCGAGAGAACGGATTTCCCTGTTGGCGGGGAGTTGCATTGCGACTGGCTTACACCGCATAAGGGTTGGCCAAAGTCGTGTCCTACAAAAAGTCGCTGCTTCGTCTTGAGCAGCCGTCACCCACATCATTGGCCCTGCATCCTCGCTTATAGCCCAACAAACAAGATTCATAATGGTCTGTGTCTTGGCCGACTGAGCCGAACACATCACGGCAATGTCAGTCACTCGATTGTCGGCGAACACTTCCATCAATTCCTTCACCCACGGAGAGGTTGAAGAACGCCAGCGACCCGGAAATGGCGAGGTCTTATCCACGACAATATTCTCCTCACACCATTCCCAAGGAGTACGGCGATCACTCGGCCTCCAAGCCGAGGTTATCGCTTGTTCAATTCTGGCTAATCCTTTTGATTCCATTGTTTTTGTAATTGCGACAACGCCTCGTCCACGATTTCCCTAAGACGGATTTCCGCCTCTGGAACAGATAATCCAACAACTTGCGGAGCAGAATTAGATGGAAGGGCTAATAAAACTTTCTTGGCGTTCTGTACCATCAGAACATACATCGCTTCCACATCGTCATTATGCGTGTACTCGCCACGCCTTACCGCCAGATCAAACTCAAGCCTTTGGTTTTGTAATAGCAGACGCTTGGCTTCGAGCTTTAATTTAGAATCGCCCGTTTCCCCGTCCTCCTCGGACACCTTGAAATTATTATCGTTAGCCCACTTCCTCCATTCGGTGACGCTATATCGACCATCCGAGGCCGTTCTAGGATTCCCCTCGATCTTTAGCCACCTTTGAATGGTCTTTCGGTTTACGCCGAGTTCCCTCGCTAGGTCGGTCTGGTTTTGTACCCACGCTAACCCAATAGGCGAATCTGCATCGGACGAATCGACATACCCTTGGACTACGGATAGTTCCACATTGGAGAGGGTCTTTCCGTCTTGAACCTTGCGTACAATATTAAGGATGTTCCGACGGAGAATCCTATCGGCTACATCGGACTCCCTATTAGCAGTAGATTCGTCCTTCCTTTCTTCTTGACCCATTTCTGGTGGGTATGTATGGTTCATATATGGCAGTAGTTCAGCACGCTATTTCAATAAGGCAACCTTTTGCTTGGCTTATCCTTGCTGGTATCAAGGACATCGAGAACAGGGGTTGGAGGACTAAATACCGAGGGCGGGTCTATGTCCACGCCCCAACTGCTTGGGATAAAGCTGGTGCTAAAAAGTTTTCCAAGTTTGGAGTCCCTACCGACAACACTGAAGACTGGCCGAAGGGTCTGGGGTTCGGTGGAATCTTGGGTTCTGTCGAGATTGTGGATTGCGTCGATAGCCATACTTCGCCTTGGTTTACTGGGAAATATGGTTTCGTTCTAAAGAATCCGATTATTTTTGCAGGGGGCTGGGCTTGTTCGGGGCAACTGGGGATATGGGAGGTTCCCCGTATGACTCTTTTGGAACTCCCAAAACTTCGAGCAGTATGTCTCCCTTCACATACCTCTCGTCGTCGGCGACTCCCAACTTCTCGTTAAGCAATTCCCGCTCGTTTGAGTTTCTGAAAATTACGATTGAGTAAAAGCGTAGGTCGTCCTTGGCTTTGGATAGGTCGCACATTCTGGCATACGCCCCCTTCACATCCTCAAGGTTCTTACTGCAATCCTCCAACATCTTCCCCTTCTCGGCTGAATCGTCGCCGAAAAGTTTCAACATATCCACGCTGTTGAATCCAGCGTTCTCCAAGATAATGGCATCCTCTTCGAGTAACTCCTTCACCTTCTCCCAATCAAAGTCTCCCTGCACCGAAGAGGCGTTAAGAAGGATGTTTAATTCTTTCTCCCGCTCTAATGCGACATCCACAACCGCAACCGACATCTGGTACTCGGCTTTTCCTTCAAGGGAATCGAGGGCTTTAATCCGCTGATGGCCACCGACGATGTGCCCCGTTCTTTTGTTCCATACGATTGGCTGTACTAGGCCAACATTCTGTAAGGCAAGTTTAAGCCTTCGCCTTGCATCGTCCGTTATGGAACGAGGATTATAAGGGGCATTTTTAATCTCCCCCCTCTCGATGGTTTGAATGTTAAACTTTTGATATTTGGTTATGCTAGATTCCATAGAACTCCCTTCGTTTGACCGCTGATTTGATGAAGGGAAACCACTTCTCCATTGCATCAAAACTCTCCCGTTGCTCCTTATAGAGCCAACAAAGTGCGTCTTGCCCTAGGCCGACACCATTTGTGACCCCCTTGGTTTCGCTATTAGGCAGGGGGATTTTGGAGATTCGTAGGTAGTTAAGCACATCCTGTTTCGACCAGTTTCGTAAGGGGTGATAAACATTTTCCCAAAAAGGATTCCCGCCCATTTTAATGTTCGAGAAAAACTGCCTTCGTGGGAGGCCGTCTGCGTCTTTCATTCCCGTCATCACGGGCATATCAATCCTATTATAAAGGTAGATTAGCCCAGTCATATACATCTCGGCCAAGGTTCTGGTCTTATACTTGGCTAGGGGTAGCTGGGGGTGGCAGAAGGTTCCGTATTGTTGGGCTTGAAAGAATCCGTCCGAGGGATAGCTGACAATGTTTACTGGCCATCGCTTCTTGGCAAACTCCAACTGATTTTCTAGGTACGGGAGATCGGGACAGATGAAAAAGTTAAATGCGGTGAACTTGGGTACTACTTTTGATACCAACTCCATTACCGCTAGGGAGTCCTTACCCCCGCTGTATGCAACACATATATGTCCCCCGTTTCGCTGGGCGACATCTTCTATAAGGCTTATCGCCCCTGATAATTTTTTGACTGGAAACATAAAAAAGCACGGCCTCTGAACGGAGGCGATCAGAGGCCGTGCTAATACCAGTAACTACTTATTTGCTATCCGAACCGAGAGAACCGCCCGAATCCCGTCCACTACGGGAAACAAGGCCAGCCCGCTTTGCAGCGTTCGTGAAGGCTTTAGGAACCTTTACAGAGTTCTTCTTGAACCGACCAACTGCACCATTCTTGTTCTTAACTGTTGCCATAAATTGTGTACCTCCTTTGTAGGGGTCTGATGTCAACTACTAGCCGATGGCTAAGGAGTCCTGTCCCCTGATATGCGTATATGATGAGGCTATAAGGCATCCCCTCGACCCTCCTTCCCCCACCCTTTGACAAGCCACCATTCCCCCTAGGGGGAACCCGTAACTTGTGTAAGTCGTTGATGGTTAATAGGCTATGAAATCCCCCTAGGGAGAATAGTCGTCGTAAGTCGTTGATATTCAATATGATAAAAATGGCCTCCGAGGGGGTTTTATCTTGTATATCTACTGCATATACCATACACTCTTCATAGTTCTTTCACATCCCCCCTACTACCGAAACCACCGCCCGCCCGATTACGGGACTTAGCAAAGGCGGAAGGTCGGCAGAAAAATAGGGCATCGAATCAAAAACAGATAGTGCGGGAGGTTTATGAAATTGAGAGTTTCTCGCCTAAGACTGAAACAACGGATAGCGACACATTCAAGGTCTCGCATCAAAAATCCCAAGTCGTCTTAGACTTCGCCAGCCGAAGCGTAAATAGTGAGATACAAAAACACAAGCAACACAAACTCCAACTAGGTCTTCTGGAAAGAGGGGTTAGGAAAAGTACCACTATCAGTTTGCGGTTCGATACGAATTGGAATGGTGAGGTAAGGGTTAGCACATAATCAAACGCAAACTAAGCCTATCGGCTCTGCGGTTCGACCAACGCTCTCCCCCAAACCGAATATCTGCACACGATAAGTGAGGACTGCAACTCGACCACTCCCGTAAATCCCCTGACCTTCGAGGTAAAAGCTCAAAGTTGTAGAAGGGGGGATGTAATGCGACCTATCGCCGTTAGGCGGTGGAGAGTCCCAAGTCTCTAACAACGCAGAGGGTAAACAATAAATTGGAGAAACAGCAAATATGAAAATGACACGACAACACTTCACACTAATTGCAGAAACCATCAAAGACTTCGGCGACGGCGAGTACAAGTCGATGGCTCATTGCCTAGCAAATGAGTTCGCCCAGAAGTTGAGGGCGACCAACCCCCAGTTCAACCGAGGGGTCTTCCTCCGTGCTTGCGGAATCAATGAAGAACAAAACCAAAACTAAAAAAGGAGAAAACAAAAAGTGAAAACAGCAACACTAACAAAACCCGCCAAGTTGAATCTCGGTGGGCTTAATAAAACGACCTCCGCCAGCAAGAAGGCGGGGGTCATCCTCCGTGGGTTTGAAAAACTCGTGGAGGCTTTCACAGAAGCTAAATCAGCGTTCCAAGTCGCCGAGGGGCGGTTGGAAACGGCAAAAGCCGAGTTGGTCGATGCTTCGTTGCCCAAGTTCTACCAAGAGGCCAAGGGTGAATCCTCGGCCACACTTGCGGGACTGGGCAAAAACGCCACGCTGGTCATTCCGAATCGTTACAAAGTTCTGGATGACGAGATGGCCAAAGATGCACAGGACTCAATCGGGGCGAAGGTCTTCAACCAATACTGGGAGCAGACCATCAAACTCTCGATCAAGTTCGACCTAGTAGAAGGCAGTAAACGGCAAGCCTTAGTAGATGGCTTGCTCAAGCTGGCCGAAGAATTGGACATTCCGACATCTGGTGTTGATAGCCCGATTTCGGTTAGCGAAGGGGTCGCCCCCAACGCCCAGTTCCACGAAGAGAGGTTCAAGCTACCGCTCAAGACAATCCTCGCCGTTCACCAACACGGCGGATTGGGAGGATATGTCCGATGAGCGACACCTTATACCTCATCCACACAATCGCCAGTATCAACCTTTTTATAATGGTTGGCTGGTGGCTTGCGACGAACATTCGCCGTGAGTTGAAAAACAGAAAATAAACTTAACAAAAAAGGAAACAGCAATATGGCATCTACATTAAAAATAAACACTAACGACATCGCTGAACAACTGACATCAAACGACAACTTCTTGGAGCAGATCGCTTCGAGAATTGCCTTTGACGAAAGTGATGTGATGAAACACGCCAGCCCCCACATCAACCGCATCGACGGCACGATGAACGGGCTGATTGCCAAGGTCGGTCAGACCTCGGAACGCATCAAAACGGAGCTAACTCCTCTTGCCGACAAGATCACCGCCCTCAACCAGCGGGTCGATGAAGGGCAAAAAGAGTCGCTCAATAAAACCGCCTCCATTGTGGCCAAGGAGTTGACCAAGGACAAAATCCTTGAGGCTTTGCAAGGCTCGGTGGGTCGCTCGGTGTTATCGGGAGTGAAGAACGGGACTACCCTGCCCCTTCCCTCCCTTCGCCCAGTCGCCACCGAATACTGCTCGGCAACCTCCACTAGCGAGCTTATCCGCCGTTCTATTAAGGCGGGTCGGCATATGATGATTAGCGGTCCCGCTGGTTCGGGTAAAACCTACCCGCTCCATCAGGAGTTAAACGCAATCAAACGACGACACATCACCATCTCTTGTGCCGATGGCGTGTCTTATGGCGATCTGATTGTTCGCCAAGAGTTGCGTTCCACCCCGAAAGGCAATGAGACCATCTGGCGGTTGGGTCTTCTGCCCTTCTGTATGGAGAACGGCATCGTCCTCGTACTGGACGAAGTTGACCAGTTGGCTCCCGAACTTCTGCAAGTGTTAAACGCTTGTTTGGAGTCGAGGGAGTTGCTCATCCCTGCCACGGGCGATGTCATTAAGGCTACCGATACTTGGCTGGTCGGTGTGACGCTCAACTCTTTGCGAGACGACACGGGCGTTTACTCTGGCTTCCGAGTTGACGAGCGTACTTGCCAACGCTTCGCCTTCATCCCCGCCGACTATCTTCCGATAGCCGAAGAGAAGAAGGTCATCGAGTCGGCCACGGGAGTGACTGGCAAAGCAGTCGATGAGGTTGTGAGTATTCTCACAGTCTTACGGACGGCTCACTTCGCTGGTCGCCTCCGTGGTGCACCCTCCACCCGAATCGCCATCAAATTGATTCGAGTGATGAACGGGCTGAACGACGAGAACAAAAAAGTGGATGGGGCAATGTCGCTAAACACGGCGTTGTCTTACTGCTACTTGGGCGGGATGCCTAAGTCACAGACCGCCGAGGCTGTTCAAGCCCTCCAGCAGACAAGCGTTACCAACACAATCGGTAACGAGTTGGCCAAACAATTCAGCATCTAACTAATAGGGGTTCCCCTCCCGTCGCCTTAACGATGGGGGGGGTCTCCAGAAAGGATACCTTATGAAAACCAGAGTAAGTCCCCTTGGTCGTGCAACGGCCAAGAAACGCAGAATCGTTTTACACAATCTCGAAAAGTATGTGATGGCCTACACTCATCAACGCACTCAGCCACCAGTCAATTCCGTAATGGATTTGTGGCACGAGGGTATTGTGTGGGACGGGACGGCACGCCTCGCCCCCTCGATCATCCAGATGATGCGTTCTGCCGAGTCGCATCCCATCACCAGAAAGTACGCAGAAAAAGCCTACAATCTGGTACTCCGCACAAACCCGTTAGCAACCTCATCGCCTCACAGCATATCCAAGACGAGAAAACGGGAGATTCTCGCTCAAGTGATGCTTACAGAAATGAGAAAGTGGAACAAAGGCGGAGGCATCTCAATCTGGGTTCAGCAACACTTCACCAAAGGCGACCCCGCCGACTGGGCGATCAAGCCCAGCACCGGTGGTAATCGAACCTCCTCTAAACAAAAAGACGGCATCGCTCTGGAACAGCCTCACGAAATATGCGGGGGCGGTGGCAGAGGGACAACGATTGACTACAAGACGATTCCTCTCAACTCCTCCATCCCACGGCGTTCTGCCGTCAAGTTGGATACGGGTCGGTGGAATATGTTGGGTCAATCCATCGCCGAATCCGCCAACGCAACACGCCGAGCTTTTGTGAAGCGTGACTGCGACAACGGGATGCTTGACTCACGGAAACTCACCGAGATTGGTAGTGGAGTAAATCTTGACCGAGTG